ACTTGGAACGAGCTCGACAGCTCCGATCCCTCGGCGCCCTATGAACGGGTAACCCTCACCGATCCGCGCGGCGGCTCAGCCCTTGACCTGACGACCGACTATTTCGGCGAAGACCGGATCGGCGACGCTTACCCGTACCGCAACGCATCGGGCGATCCTGTTCTGCCGTTCGTGCTTTGGCACGCTGAGAATACCGCCTATATGTGGGATTCCTGGGCGAATTCGGAGGTCGTCTACGGCAGCCTGACATCAGCCTGTCTGTTTTCCATGTTCGTTCATGCTGTGCGAGACTGTTCGTGGCCGCAGCGGTGGGCGGTCGGCGCGGTGCCTATGGGTCTCGGCATTGACGGCGCGGGGACATCGGCCCGCCAGACCGTAGCAACCGATCCCGCATCGATCCTGTTGTTCCAAAACGAGGGCGAGACACAGCCCCAGCTGGGGCAGTTCAGCCCGGGCGCCGATGTTGAGAAGTTACTGGAGTCCATTACAAAATTCGAAAACCGGGTAGCTGAGTACGCCGGGATCAGTCCGTCGAACCTGACACGGAACCACGGTACGCCCCGCTCAGGCTATGCCGTGACTGTCACGCAGTCGGGCCGAAGAGAAGCCCAGCGCAAATTTGAGGGGACCACACGCGCGGCTATGCTCGAGACGCTTCGGATCTCCGCGATCTTACTCAACCGGGCGACAGGTTCAAGCCTACCCGAGGACGACTACACGATCCGATTTCAATCGATCCCGCTCAGCGAGCAGGAGCGAGAAAGCCTTCGTAAAGACGTACTCGAGAAGATCGGCGCCGGGCTCATGTCGAAGGTCGACGCTTACATGGAGCTTCACCCGGGGATATCCCGGGCTCGGGCGCTCGAAGAGTTGCAGCGGATCCAGCTCGAAGAGTCTGTCACTGTGCCGACGTCCTCTGTCCTGGGGGTCAATGGTGGCGACGGCGGCGCCGTTATCGGCGATGCCCCCGAGATTGACAACGAGGGCAACATCAAGCCAGGCACGGGCGCCCAGGTGGTGCTCAACGGCGCACAGGTCACAGCTGCACAGGGGATCGTTACCTCGGTCGCTTTGGGAGACCTGCCGAGAGACTCCGGGCTATCAATGTTGGTCGAGTTTTTTGGTATCCCATACGACGCCGCTAACCGTATCATGGGCACTGTTGGTCTTGGCTTTGTGTCCGCCACCGCCGCCGCCGCACAGCCGGCCGGTTCATCTGATCAACCATAGGGGAGAAAACATGGGTCTCGACTGTCCGCACTGTAGCAAAACGATCGACGGGTGGATACCCGAGGACCGCCTAAAAAAGGCGACGGCCGACAAACGAGAAGCGACCGCCCAGGCCGCCGAGCTCGCGTCGAAGCTCGAAGAGCTGACCGCATCGACCGGGGATGTCGACCAGCTCCGCGCGGACCTGGAGAAGACACGGGGCGATCTCGACATAGCTACCCGCGGGCATTCCCGACAGATCGATGTGATGCGCCACGGTATCACCGATCCGGACGAAGTCGCGGACCTGCTCGCCATCTATGAACGGCGGGCCCCCGAGGGGATCGCTGTGGGCGACTGGCTGACAGACCGCGATCAGCTGCCCCGATCCGTCTCGGCTCTCCTCGGAGGCACACCCACACCCACCACGCCACCGGCCCCGGCGGCGATCTCCCCCGAGGCGGTCCCAACGAACGGCGGATCCACATCGAACGGCTCGACCCCGGCCCCGATAGCATCGGGCAACAACGGGGCGATCCCGACGCCACCGGCCCGGGCGATGCCTACCCCGTCAGAGATCGGCGCAATGACGACAGAGCAATACAAACAGCATCGAGATTCAATCCTCGCTGGTTTGACAAACAAGGGCCGATCTGTATAGATTAGAAGCTGTATAAATAGCCGCGGGTCGCCCCCGTAATAGCGTTTGACGGCACCGAACCCACAACGTCAACGCTAGGGGCTATCATGGCCGTAATTACTCACGCTGCACTCGAGACCGATCTACGGCTCGCAACTGTTCTCTCTCAAGAGATCGCCCTCTTGCTCGCCGATCGAACGAGTATTCGCACAACTGGGGCTGTCACCTATTTCGGCTCGGTCAATTCGGCGGGGTCCGATACCCTCTCGGTCTCTCTTGCCGGGCTCGATGGCCATGATTCGATGGCATTTGTAGCGGACGGTGTCGATCTCACTGCGACCACCGATATAACGGACGCCAGCGCCGCGATCGCTGTGGCCCGCTACAGCATCCGCCGCGACTTGACCGATCTCGCCGAGCTCTCAGGTGGGCACCTCGCCGATATCTCCGTTGAGCGCTTGGCGGCTTCCGCAGTAGGCGAAGCGGAGAAGTGCTTCATGGGTCTCGTTGGTACGGCGATCGCTGGATTCGGTACCGATGTGGGCGCTACTGGCGTTGACATGAGCTGTGACGACTTCTTCGCGGCGACCGCACAACTTGAATTGTCGAGCAACACCGGGCCATTCTATTGCCTGCTGGCGCCTCGCCAATGGGCCGATCTCCAGAGCAGTGTACGGGCGGAAGCCGGGGCGCTCCAGATGACGACGAGCGCCCAGTCAGCGCTTGACGTTAAGCCGGCCGGCTGGGTTGGAGAATTCCTCGGGGTTTCCGTTTACACATCCTCCTCAGTCACTGCCCCGGGCGCCGACTGTAACGGCGGCATGTGGGCCCAGGGCTGTCTAGGCTATGCGGACGCTCAGCCCTTGATCTCGTTCGGCGATACCATTCGCCCATCAGGATCGCCCGTGGTTTGTGAGCTCCAGCGGGACGCAAGCGCCGCATTGACCGAGGTAATTTCCTCGGCCTTCTTCGGGGTCAGCATTATCCAGGACTCAATGGGCGTAGGCATTGTCACAGACGCACCATAGGTTGTGAGGTTTGACGCTTCGGGGCGGTGGCGTTGGCTCGCGCTTCCCCGGGGCATCGTCGGCGCCTCGGGGCGTCTTTACCAGGGAAGGAACAAAACATGGCGCATGATTTCAGCAGCGCGGGGACAGTCGTAACCGGGGCGGACGCATCGACGCGGCCGGGCGCCGGCCGGCTACCTGAGGGGCCCCGGGCTGATTTCTATTTGATACACAACCCAGAGAGCTGGGAAATTTACGAGCGCCCAGATGGGGAATACGAGTGGTTGCCAAAACTTAAGCCCCTATACCTGACCCCGGGCGTCAACGGCTTGCGACAGGTCAAGGGCGGTTTTGATGACGCCCCGGCCCGTCTGGCGGTCACTGATCGCGGGTGGACGGTCCTCGATCGGTCGTTGGGATACATCACAAAGTACCCATGTCGCCGAGGCCAGTCTGCGTTTCTGACGTGGAACACCCCAGTAGCCATGGGCCGCCGTGTAGTGGTTCGGCATGATGTCGAAGGGTACGCCGCATGGCGTCGCGAGCTCGTCGAGAACGGCACGATCGCAGCGCCCGAACCTGAGGCCCTTGACGCTGTGCTCCATCGACTGGAGCAAACGATCAACCGGGGACAGAAAGCTATCCATATCCCGGGCGTCAAGGCCCGCATTGATGCCAACGAGAAGAAGAAAACAGGAGCGAAGAAGGCCGCGAAGAGGGCCACGAGTCGCAAACGCGCGCCGCGCAAGAGGGCGGCCCCGAGTGCCTGAAGTAACCAAGCGCGACGCGATCGATCGGGTTGCTGTTCGGATCGTCCGCCAGGGCGAGAAGACAGGCCAGAAGATCTCACAAGCCCAGGCCCGCGAGCGGGTCCGCCGCGGAGTTGTACAGTCAGAACGAAAACAAGCCAGACGCGGTTAGCGTCTATTTCCGGAGGGACTCCAAATGGCTAGTAAATTCGCATTCAGATACCGTAAGCCTGTCGCAGCTGTGGGAGTGGGCGTTCGTTCCACGGCTACCCAATACGACGACGCGGTCCCAACCATTACAAGCTCGGCAGGCGTTCCTACCGCGGCGGAACCGAACGGATCGATCTTTCTTCGGACGAACGCGACAGGTGCTGATGCGGCTTTGTATATGCGGATCGCTGGGTCCTGGGTTGCGATCGACGGTAGCTAACGGGCGGTGAGCAGTGAGCGCATCCGATACATGGACTGAGCCATATTCAGCGGCTATCCACATCCCGCAATACCTAGAGCGCGGACGCGCCCAAACGGTAAAGCTCCGGGTGTATCGATCGGGTGCGCTCGCTGAGCCCTCCGCGGGCCAGTATTCTCTCTTCGACTCGTCAGGCGTCGCAGTGGTTGACGCCGCCGCGGTCACCGTCACCGGGTCGATCGCCGAGTATTCGATCGGCGCTGGTCTCTTGCCGGCGACGCTATCAGTCGGTGAGGGCTGGTGGGAAGAGTGGGCGTTGACAATGCCTGACACAAATTGTCACACATTCAGACGCCCGGCCGCGCTGACATTACACTCGCTCTATCCGTGCATATCCGACAGCGATCTCGAGGCCCTATACAGTGACCTGGACGATCTCCGCCCGGCGGGGATGGCGTCATATCAGAGCTATATCGATGAGGCATGGACCCAGATCCTGGGCCGTCTCGTGGCGATGGGCGAAGGCCGCTTCCCGTACCTAATCTTGGAAAGCTTCGCCCTTCGCGAGCTCCACCTGGAATTGACGCTTGCGATCATCTTTCGGGACTTCGCGAGCAGTATCGGCGAGGGTAGGTATCTCGCTCTATCTGAGAACCACAAACGAGAGGCCGCGTTCGTCTGGCGGTCGCTATCGTTGCGCTACGACGAGGACCACGACGGCCAACCAGATAGCACTGAGCGCAAGTCGGTACAGCCTGTTGTATACCTGAACCGCGCGCCGACTACCCGCTGGTCGTTCTGATGTCGTTGGACGTTAAAACGATACGGCAACGGGTGGCGACAGCGATCGACGCTGTGACGGGCTACTCGGAAGCGAAGCAGCCCCACGGGCTATTCGGGCGCGATCCTACCTCGGTGCTACATCAACGGTTCAGTGTAGGCACGCCCCGAACCACCACCGTTAGCAGTCGGCAACGGCTCAGCGATGGCGCCCTAGTTCGGACTGAGGTGGTCGTTACATTCTCGCATCGGGTCAAACCGAAAGATCAGATCACCAGTTATGACGCCATCCTCGACGCTGAGGCCGACGTTGTGCACGCTGTGATGGCTGACACATCGGGCACGCTTGACGAGCTGCAATTGTCCTATGAGGGCACGCCGTCACGCGCCGTCGATCCCGCGGGCGAATGGGCGCTTGTTGAACTGCTGTTCTCCTCACTCCACACCCTGGCGATGTCGTAATGGATCGGAAGACCTGCATAGCGTATCTAGACGGCATTGCCCCCGGGTGGAGCGATTCGGACGACCCCCGGCAATTCGTAAAACGGATCGATCCGAAGCATCGCCAGGCCGCCGCGCGGGCGGTGTTCTGGCTGTCTCAAAACCCACCCAAGAAACACACCCCCAAGAAAACCAAAACGGCGAAAAAGGCAGGTTAGACCATGGCTCCCATTAGTACATTCGTAAAGAATTTCCGCGACGGTGATATATTACTGGAAGATGGCACCACGCCCACGGCTCTTGACTTGACCGTCCAATATGAGGGCGGGGATTTCTCCATCTCCGGGCTCGGTGACGGCCAGAAAGAGGTGGCGACTTATCTAGACCGCGGATCGCTTTGTTCCATACGGCACACTAACCAGACATTTCCAACGATCTCGTTTTCGGCACATCTGACAGATCTCAGTGATGGTACCAGTGAAACGCTGCCCGATATCATCCGGCGGACCACGGGATCACCATTCGCCGCCGCGGTGTCGACATACCACGCGGATGCCGACGTCTACACACTCAAGGTAACCTGGACGATCACCGAGCCCGGCGGTGGTACTCACAAGGTCATTGCCGACGATGTCCACCTCACGATAGACATGAGCGAGGGCGATCCGTCGTCATTTAGTTTGAGCGGGACTTGTTTCGGCTCGGTGGCGCTCACATGACAAACGGGTCACAAACAGTCACGTTACAGGGCAGGACATATAAAATCGCCCTGCCCGGGTACGCAGAACGCGAGGATATCGCGGTCGGATTCACCGCCGAAGAGAACCGCCCACGACGGCGCCAGCGGGCCCTTCTGGGCGCGTTGGGGCTGTGTATTCCTGAGCTCGGCGGTGGGCTGGCGGCATATGAGGCGGCCGATCTTGATCTGGTCAAATTCGGCGGCCGCGTCTATTCGGCGCTCATGGCCACCGGACACGATCGCGACGAGTTGGCAACGGCCGCCGTTGAATGCTTCCAGGTTGCGTGCCAGTCGCTATTCCCTCGAGAGAAGGAGGTCGCAACGGTCGAGGATTTTATCGATCCCGCCGCGGTGGTTGCGACCTAGTTGCGCTCCATCTCGGTCTGAAATTCGCCGGGGATCCTCAGTGGTTCTACGGCTTGACGAAGAGAGAACAGATCGCCGTGTTGGCATACAACCGAATCGAGAATAAGCCGAAGAAGTCGAACCGCGGCCAGCTGCCCCCCGGGCTCAAGGTTGAGAGCGAAGAGGCCCGCCGTTTCTGGATGAGCGAGTAGCTATGTCGACTGTTGTACGCTCCGGCGATGTGAGCATACAGATCTCCGATGGGCTCCAACGGATGTTGGATAGTGTCCTGGAGCGGGCGGTGCCAAGCCTTCGGCCGGCGATGGAGCGGCTGATAACCGAGGCCGTCGAAGAGGTCCGCGCGAGCTGGCCGGACCCACGAGCCCGGGAGAAATTCGACCGGCGCCGCGAAGTCGCGATCGGCAAGGCAAACGCGGAGCGCCGATCCCGCCGATCTCAGGGCCAAACCCCGATCGGGGTTACCTATTGGGATTACATGGATCCGCCGTATCGCCCTGAGGGCTGGCGGGCGACTGGCAAGTCTGGCAAGGCCTGGCGTGCAGTCTTCTCGGTCGAGCCCGGGCCCGTGCTTGTGGCGTCACTTCATAACGACGCGCGGCGTGGTGGCGCAAAATACGCTTACATGGCGAAGGCCCCGATCAGCGCGCCGAGCTCGGGCAAACCGTACTGGCGCTTATACGCGCTCAAGGCGATCAAGAGCCGCGAGAAGCGCGCGGTCGATGCCATGATAAAGGCGTCTCGTGACATGATGGAGCCGAAGTAATGGCCCGCGGTCACACAGTAGATCTTGAATTCAGGGCGAACCTGGATCAAATGATCGCCCAACTCCGGACACTTCCGGACGCCACCGGTAAAGAAGCAAAAGCGATGGCGAAGGCCATCGAGAGGCAACTAAAGAAAACAGTCAAGGAGGCAGAGAAAGCCGGGAAGAAGATGGGATCCGGTTTCAAGAAAGGCGGAAAGAACGTCAAGTCCATGTCGGATCAAGTCGAGCGGGCCGACAGCGCTCTCAAGCAATTAGCGGGCGGTATCGGGCGCATCAGCCCGGCGACAGAGACAGCGCTCTCAGGTCTCGGCGACATGGCCGGATCGCTCGCGATCATGATGAGCCCGATCGGCGCGGCGGTCGGCGCGCTCGCTCTGCTATCGGCCGGTGTGCTCGCAGTCTCGGCCGGACTAATCGCGGCGACGCTTAAAGCTGACGACTTTATAGAAGAGCTGGACGAGCTCCGAACGATCCCCGGGTTTCTACCTGAGATCGACCAGTCGAAGATCGACGCAATGGAGCGGGCGAACGCGGCGATAACGGGCATTAAGAAGGCCGCTATGGCCGCCGCGGTCATCATAGGGATCGAGTTTGCCCCAGTGGTTGAAACGCTGGCCACGGGTCTCCTGAGGGGCGCCATCGTAGCCAAACGGCTCGCCGATCGGGTGTCAGAGATCGGCGGGACACTGTTGGCCGTCACCCCACACATCGAAGGCGCCGCCGTAGCCCTCGGGGTGCTCGCCGGGCATCCGCTCGCCATAGCCCACGGTCTCGGCCGTCTGGGCGGGAAAGCCCTCGGCACGGCGGACGCTTTCCAGGGCGTCGACGCCGAGGCCGCCGCGCTCATCGCCCGGATCCGGGAACTCACAGACGAGACCGAAGAAAGCGAGCAAGCGTTCGGAAGTGCCACGGACGCGATCGACGAGCTCATCACATCGACCGCGCGGATGATCCCACGCCAGGCCATTGATAAGGTCTCGCAACTGAAAGCCCAATTGGACCTGCTCGGTCAGGCCGCGTTCGACAGCGCGGAGAACGCGGAACGGCTCGCCCCGTCGATCGTTCAAGTGGCTGAGGCGATCAATACGATCCAGGCCGCCGAGGCTGCCGCGGAGATGTCCGCGCTGATCGAGCAAACGAACAAGCTAGCGCCGCCAGACGCGATCGACCGGCTCGCCCAGCTGCGAGACCAACTCGACAAGATCCACGCCGCCATGCGCGAAGGTAAAGGCGACGCCGACCAGCTCGCGGCGGCGGCTCATCGGGTCGGCGATGCGATGGCGGCAGAGTGGGATGAGGTGGAGGCCAAAACCAAGGACATGGCCGACAGCGCCGATCGGGAGGGCAAGCGCTGGGCGGATGCCTGGCGGCGCCACATCCAGTCGGTAGCGTCTCAGATGCACCAGGGCCTAACCAATATGACATCGGCGATCTCGAATTTCGCCTCTCTCGCGGTTCAGAACGCATACGAATCTGGATCCGAAGAGCTCGAAGCGCGGGCCGAGACTATCGCCGGGCTTGAAGCTCAACTCGAAGAGGCCCAGGCCGCCCGAGACGAGATGTACGCAGACGAAGCCGAGGGCGTGACCGACCGCGACAAACAGGTCATTGACGACCAGATCGCCGGAATACAGGAACGGCTCGGGGCTGAGAAGGCGGCATCGAAGACGATCGAGAAAGAGAAAGAACGGGCGATCTTGAAGGCTTGGAATGTCCAACAGGCCGCCAACATAAGCGAAGCGATCATGAATACGGCGCTTGCCATCACGCAAGTAATGGGCATTCCTCCACCAGTCGGCCCGATTTTAGCCGCAACAGTGGCGGCGCTCGGGGCGTCCCAGGTGGCATTAATCTCGGCCGCGGAGCCGCCTAGCTTCCACAGTGGCGGAATGATCGGCGACCAGATGATCCGGGCCCGAGTCGGTGAGGGCGTGCTAACCCCCCAGGGCGTCAACGCTATCGGCGGGCCCGCGGGGCTGGACGCCGCGAATCGCGGCGGCGGAGCTCAGCCCTTGATCGTACAGCAGGTTTACAAACACCGGGTACTCGACTCTGTGCTATCTGATAGCATTACCCGCGGCGGGCCGATCTCCCGGGCCATCAATAGCCGCACGGCTCGAGACCGCGGACGCCGCAATCCATACCGGCGGGCAGGGTAGATCATGGCCTACACTCAACCATACTATCGCGGGCTATTGCTTCGCGATCCGCGGTTCTCAGCAGAGAACGCGACGATCACACCGGCGACCCAACAGGGCGGGCCCGGGGTTGACACATTCGCCGATGGCGCGGGCTCCGAGGGCTATATGTCCTTGGAAGCCACCGGCACGAGCACGGCCGGTCAAGGTTACGATATCGAATGTGTCAAGCCCGGCGCCGGGTGGTCTGAGGATACGGCCGGGCGATACGCTTGGCGCAAGACCGCCGACTCAGCCGATCCGACGAAATATCACGGACACTGGCCGCAGAGTTTCATCTCGGGCGCGTATCTCTTTAAGGAGAAGACCGCGGGACAGCTGACCTTCGCATGGCCGAGTGCGATCTCGACCTCTGATAACTACGTGCATGTATCCTATAGCTGGGTCGAGGAGTCCAGCCTGGGCGTCGCGAATGCGGGTCACATCTATGTTGCAACGCTCGACCCTTCGACAGAGACCTGGACACATCAACCGGTAGACAGTCAAGCGCTCGGCGATCCTACGCTCAGCGAAGGCGGCGTAAATCAGGTAGGCCCGACTGCGCTCGTCGAGCTCCCGTCAGGTCGTTTGCTGCTATTTACATCGAAGACGGGCGGGACTGGAAATACCAGCTTCCGCGTCGAACGGTTTATCTCAGACGACCGCGGTGCGACCTGGAGCTATGGATCCGCCGCCCAGGATACCGGGGCGTCCAGCGGGATCCAGGACACCGACTTCGGCTGGGGCGCGACTGAGTCAATTATCAATTTCCAGGTGGTCCTCCACAACGGATATCTGACGATGATCCGGGAGTGCCGGAAAGACAACGCGCCATCTGCGGATAATTATGAGCTCGACCATTACGTATCTAAGGACTGGGGGGTCAATTGGACGCTCGTTGAGCGCTTCCAGATGAGTTTGTCAGGTGGCCTAACCGGGCTGGGGACAACGCTACTTGACGCCCACGATGCCAAGCTCATCGCCGACGACAACGGGACAGTGTTCCTCATCCATCGAGACGTCGGATCGTATCCAACGAGTGGCGCCGATCACCAGAACGGCCGGGGCCGGTACTACCGCAAATTCGCGCCATACGGTAAATTCGCGGACGACCCATATGCCGACACAGATAATAACTACCTGGGAATCCCCGGCGGTACTGCTGGCACCGGGACACACCCAGAGCCCCAGGTAGGCTCAACGTCGAACGCGGCCTGGGGCAACCACGTTGTCTGTCGTGACAACGACGGGCGCATGGCTATCGCCGTCACCGATGGCTACCATTCTACCGGCGGATCCGAACGCAACAGGCTTGGCCAGGGCGTGCTTTTTCGGTATAACTTCGCCGATGTGCGCTATCTGGCCGACGACTATCGAACCCACCTAAAGGGCTGGTTCGACTGTTCAGACAATGGGGACGCGGATACCCAGTGGAGACCCTTCGATCAAACGGGCGCGCCATCGGCCGGGACCGGGCGGATCGATGACTACACAACTGTCCTGAATCAGTCGTGCATGGTCGCATACAAAGATCGGCTATTGATCTTCTGTGCGTTCAGTACAACGGGCGGATCGGCCGCATTGCAGAGCGCCGCCGATGGCGCGGTTATCTGCGTGGAGCTCGGCGGCAGCTCAAATTACGACTTTGAGCACGGGAAGAGCACATCGGCGAGCAGTGGCGACTCGACCGCGCGCGCGGGATTCACCTATCTTCCGATCGATGATCCACTTCAAATGGTAGCGGACGTCGCCGGCTTCACCGAGGTCTTTCTGGGCGGTGGGCCCGCGGCCGGGGAGATCCGACTGGGTGCCGATGGTCTCGAGATAAACGACGCGGGCGTCACAAATCAGCGCGCCTTTCAACACGCAGGCAATTGGATACACGCCCGGGTTAGAAGCGCCACCGTAGCGGGCACAGGTGGCGGCGATATAAACAGCGATTACATCATAATCAACGGGGGCGGGGTACAGGTTCGGCTCGGGTCCTTGAACGCTCAGGTATTCGATTACACGTCGGGAACTACCCCCCCGTCGATCTCTGACATTGTCGTATTCAACGATGCGCTGGCGCGTGACTGGATAGTCGGTATCGAAGCTATAACCGTGACAACCTCTCGGGCGTTCGTCGCATATAAAGGCATCAACGATCGACTGTGGACGCGGGTTGCTACAGTCGGGGATGGCTATTCGGGGACATCGCTTACCACGCCCGCGGGCACTGGTACGTGCAGGTGGGGCCATTATCACGACTTTAACCGGGTGAGCTACTGGCAATTCGCCAACATATATACGGGCGATCTGGGTTACACCGGCGAGAATTGGGGCGCCACAAAAGTGTCAGCCGCCGCGCCCTACTGGGTGGACGACTACCACCCCCGGCGGCTCATCGGCCGGCCGTTTTCTGTCCATCCGCTATACGTCGATGACGGGTGGAAGATAGCAGCGAAGGGCTCAACCGCGTTTGTTGGCGATACATGGACCGCGTCAACGCGGTACGAATACCCGATCGAAGCGATACACCCCGAGGTCGCACCGACCCCCCGGGTGATGTGGCAGTCGGCAGACGATAATGCCGAGGTCTCGATCGAATGGACGCCGAACAGCCTAGCCGACACGCGCCCGCTTGCGCCCACATTCGGGATCCATCTATCAAATATCAATTTCGGGACCGCCTACTTCGAGGGATGGAACGGGGCCAGCTGGGCTGCGCTCGCCAACATCGTCACCGATCAAGACTTCGATGGGCTACAATACGCGCTCACCGGCGACATCATCAAGCGAAACACCGCGGCGGCGGCGAGCTGGGGCGCTGACCGATACATCAAGCTCGACGAGCTCAAGGGGAGTTATTGCTTCTTCGCTGGTCTGGTCGACCGGGTGCACAAGATCGCGGCAAACAGCGAAGGCGGGTTCTTCCGCACGGCTACCAAAACGCCAGAGAAAGACGCCGAGATCAGGATCGAAGGCGACCCCACCGGGCTGGCTGCAACTGGGACAATGACGATCCGACAGTCGGCCGTGACTGTTTTGGCCGAAGCGAGTACAACTGTCTACGAAAAGTATCGGCTGAGGATACCCGCTCAGGCGACCGCCCAGGGGTATTTCCAAATTGGCGTTATCGTGATCGGGCCCGTGGCACACTTCGGGCAGGATTACAGCTGGGGCCGGGTGATGACGATCGAACCGAACCAGGAAATTAATCAGGGCCGAAGCGGCGATCGGATTGTCGAAGAGTTGGGCCCACCGCGCCGCCGAGTG